TCCGGGCGGCATTTCGCGTTGCCTTTCAAATTCTCAGGATTTACCGTCACATCGCCATATCCAGGGACGGTATCGCTGATTTCTCCAGTCCCATTCTCCGCGCAACACTTGGCCGCCTGCCGAATTGCCGTTGAAAACATCACATTTGCCACAATCCATGCGGCGCCCAGCCGTTCAAGCGCTTGCTGCAATCGAATCTGAGTGGCGCCAACCGTATTATCCGAACCTTCTCCTGAACCGAACAGCGCCGGCGTGCAACCATCGATCGACTGAATCAGAGGACCAAGATACCACTGAAACATCTCATACATGCCTGGTTGCGGGGTAGGGACAGGCGTTTGCGTCACCAAATCGGTGATTGGCCGGCCTTCTGGAACAGCCACAAACTCAAAGCGCCCAGGGCTCGCCTGCAACTGCGCCTGCGCTTCCGCATTGAATGCCTGGTCGTCCATCACGGTCACGCTGATGGCTGTGCGTACAAACTTGTCCCAGAGGTCCGCCCAGATGTTGATGCGCTTCTGGATAGGAATGTCGGAGGATCCGAGCGCGCGTCGGTTCTGGCCAAATCCGCGACAGAACATGCCCAGCGCTAGATGGTCGTCCATGCTCTCAGTCCATGCGCAGGTCAGTTCCTTGCCATGAAGGATGCAGAACACACCTTCGGGGAACTCCTTCAGGAGCCATTCCCGCTGGGGAGCGGTGATTTTGTCGTCGAAGTAGAGTCCGGGACGGGACCACATATAGCCGACGGTTGCCTCACGAATTCCAGAAGTCCCGGTAATATATTTCCCAACAATTCCAATACGCGTGTTAATTCGAGCGATGCGTTCAAACTCCAACTCGCCCGCAGTTCCCCAGCTTGGTTTAATCTTATCTCCCATCCAGGGATACTTTGCTCGCTCAATCGCATAATCGCTCTCCTCGAAAACCTGGAAGTAGCCCATTTCGCAGAGCCGGTCATTCATCATGGGCGCTTTGGTCTCCAGCACGCCATGCAGGCTTGTAATCTCCCGCGTCCGGATAGATCCATCCTCATTCAACCCGAACGCTTTATCGGCTACCGTGCGCGTCCAGAAAACGCCGCGGGGATCGGTCCATGCAAGTCCCGCCGTAGAGCGCTGAAGCGAAATAGAATCGTTCGTCTCATACCATAAGTGCTTGTATTTATTGGATTCATCCGCGCAGGCTACATCGAGAGGGTTCTTGCTCTTGTTGGGCGTGAAATTGACTTTAATCTGGCCGCGACAGAGTGCCGATGTGCTGATGTCGCCTTGAGCGCTCAGAATATTAGTTGCGTATAGATTCGCGTCATTCGTCTCTGCCAGACCGTTCTTGTTCTTGCCAGCGTCCGCGCCAATAATATTCCAGCCGCCATTCTGGCCGCCCTCAAGGTACTGATAGCCGCGGTCCATGTGCCGCTCTTCCCAGACCTGGAGCACAGAAAACCGCCGCGCAGCCTCATCCGCCTGCGAACACGATTCAGCTAAGGTGATGAAAACATTGATGAGTGTTGGATCAACCGCCTCAATATCCTTTGGTTTCCAAACCTTCGCGCTGGTGATGATCGACGGCGCTAGCTCTCCAGGGGCATACTCCTGGGCCGCCTGCCCGGTCTCGCCCTCATCACCAGTCGGAGGATTCTGGACTTCAGTTGCCACTCAGAACCTCGTTCGGTTTCGTGGTTGGCACTGTTGCTGGATAAGGATCAGGTACTACGACGGCCGTGGGCGCTGGCTCAGAGTACGGCACAAACGGCTTGAGCGGCTGGCCATCTGATCCCAACGGTCCAACTCCATACGATCCAGGGTACTCGGTTCCGTCGCTGCGCTGCGTCCAATTCTCGTACCGGGCGGTGCCTGAACCATCAGAGTTAGCAAAGACTTTATCTTCGATAGCCTGAAGGCGGTCGTCAAACTTGCGCAACGTTTCAATCAGAGTGATAATCGGCTCTTCACCCTTTTTTGGCGTTTCAGCAATATTAAGACTTTTGATTTTGCTCATTGCATCTCCTTAATTGGCGACTCTTGTGAATCTGCCAATAAATTCGTTGACTACTCGAATCAGTTTGTTGCACCTAGCGCCCATTGCTTCAAACTCGCTCTCAAGGCGTTGGTACTCGACTTGCCGCTCTGCATCTCTCTCTCGCAGCATATTGTTGTCGTGCTCTAGATCGTCTAGGCGCTGCGTTACTGTTCTGGTCTCCATTGGTCTCCTCGTCTAGCATCGGGCAGCCGTTGCGGTAGACACGCTCCCAGTTATTGCGGAACTCCGGCGTGATCGGCTTTTGCTTCTCGAAGTCCATTGCGCCTACTGTAATCCTGGAATCTGCAATGGCGCTGCTGCGGTCGCTTCCTTGCCAGCGCCCATCTGGTCAGCACCGCCGCCCATTCCGCCCATAGCCATCTCAACGTCTTCGCCAGTGTAGCCCATCTGCGAGAGCTGGTCCACGAGCTTCATGGCTTCGGGATCGTCCTGGATACTAGGTTTGCCCGCATTCGGGTCAGCGCCAGGATCTGCAGGCGGTGCGGCTGGTGCTGGTTTGGCTTGAAACGCCTGCATCTGGTTCGGGTACGGCTTACCGTCTTTACCTGGAAATGCCAAGTGGAGCCTCCTCTATCGTCTTAAATGGTCCTTTGACTGCTTCGGTCTCTTCGGGTGGGTTTGCTCTGCGCTGAGCTCGGAATGCTTCGATGCCGCGGGGTTGAATAGGAACAGACTTTGCGTCCGGTTTAACTTCGCGCTGAATCGCAGGCTTCGGCTTGGCGATGCCAATCAGCGCTTCCTGCAACTCATCGTTTCGGCGCTGCTTCTGGGAGAGTTGCGCGCGCAGATAGTCAATCTCTTCTTCGAGGTGTATCCTGTGGCGTTCCCACGGCCATACCCACAAGCGCCCTGTTTGCTTATCCCATTCAGGAGAGTTCATTCAGCGTTCCACCCTTCTGGGGCAATCAAGTCGGAGATTATCCCGCGTAGGTGATAGAGAAAGTTCTCAACCCTTCCGCGTAGGGTTTTGCGGTAGGCCATTTCCCGTTCCCGGGCTACTTTGCATCGAAAAGCCCACTCGGCAGGCCCTGGAAAAGTGGGTGAGAGGTTTACGAAGGGTGTTGAGAGCCTTCCAGGATATGAGGCTTGCGTGTTCATGGTCTCATTCATAATCTCACCTAATATTAGATTTCCAACTCGGCGGCATAAACTGCCGCTTCGGCTTCTTCTTCGCCGCGTTGTGTCTGAATGCCATCATCATGCGCTCGACCGGCTCCGCAGCGTCCATATTTTCAGAATATACCTCTTCCGCGCTCTTCTTGCGTGGACTCAGCATCGATTTTAGCAAATAGCGCCCAGCATCCCCTAAATCCTGCTCAATCTTCGCCGTACTCAAGTCCGTTTTCAGCACATCGTCAAGGTTCTTGGGGTCGCGTACCAGCGCCGGGATAGCGTTCAGCCACTCCGGACACTCGCTCGATACCAGCACCGCATCATCGTACTGGAAGCGGTTGCCGTCCTTATCCACGCCCCAACCTTTGCCCCTGGTCGCCTTAAACAGCGCGCCCATCATGCCGTATCCGCCCTTGCGGTCATTGTCAGCCTTGATCGCGCCGGGCAGCCCATTCAGCTTCAGCCGGCGTGATTCTTGTGAGCCAATCGAATTCGGATCGTCCGTAACCTCTTCCGGAGAGAGGAAGAAGGCCTTATGCCTGGAGCGCTCACTAACTGGCGTAGAATCAGCAATATCCTGTGCCACATCGGGTGCCTCCTTCTCGTTGATAATCATCTCGCGGTATAGCACCGTCACATTGATCTGCCGCTCTAAGTCCCAGTCTAAGAACTGCTTAGCCTCGCTTGGCTTGAGTGCGATACGGTACGCCCATAGCGTTACGCACCAGTGAGCCTTGCCCCAGTCTTGCGCGAACCAGTGTGTTGCCCATGGCTTGCGCATCTGCTCCACCAGGTCAGGGTTGATGCGCACAGACTCAAGATCAAAGCTGTTGGCGAAGTAGGCACCCTCTAAACTATCCCAGTCTCCCTCCCAATCCGCCTTGCGTATCACCTCATCATCGGTTGCGAGCTGCCGCGTATACGGGCCACGCGTAGATGCATATGCCTTGCGCTGCTCATCTGTCCATGAGTAGTAATCCTTGACGCTGTAGCCATCATCTTTGAGCGATGCGCGAACCCACTCCACGTTGTCCCATGGGTTCATCTTGAGGAACACATAATCGTCAGGGTCTTCGTCGCGGTTAACTTCATGTAAATGAAACCACTTCCGCAATTCTTGGATGCTTGCACCGCGCATGTTGAAGATCAGCACCGTTTTGGCAGCATGGCCAGTGGCGGATCGGCAAGCCTTGCGCATCTCGCGGATCTCGCGGCCACTGAACTGCTCGGCCTGGTCGATCACCAGAAGATCGTAGTTGCCTGATCGAAACGCCTCAATCACGCTGTCATAGTTCTCCGCATACTTGAAGTCCAGCCGGCTCTTACCGATGCGCAGCATGGCCGGCGGACTCGCCTTTAGCCCCTTTTCAACCCAAGGAAAGTCTCTACGAATAGGCTCTAAGTGAAATGGCACCAGCTGCTTAACCCATGTGCGCATAATGAGGCACGCAGTCAAGCCAGGCCACTCGTGCATGAGTGTAATCAGGCAACGATCCGCGCCTGAGCTCTTAGCAGAGCCTCGACCCCCACCAGCGCCAATGACTACCGCGCGCGATGTCTTAATTAGTTTAAGTAGTGCGGATTGTTTAGGTTGCAGTCTTACTTTAACGTCCATCGTGTGCTGTATCGCTACTAAGCCAGACCCACACAACCACCAGAACAATTACCGTGCTGCCAATTAGACTAAGCATTGCTCTCACTCTCCATCTGAGCCAATGTGCTCGATTATCAACTTAACAGGACCATCGCCATTTGCGTTCGTTAGTGCGGTTTTATCGCCGTACTGAGCAGCTTTCAATTTGCCCATAAGCCACTGAATATTATGGATTTGCGCGTTTGTGAACTGCCAATTCGCAGCATTCATTCCATCATTCAGACGCATGATTCGATCTGAATAGTAATCCATCTGATCTTCGCGCGCTCGCGTGATATGCCTGGAGAATTCTTCGTGTTCAGCGCGCCATTTGCGGAATGTTTTATATGTGGGAAAGCCTTTGGAATCACATATATCTGTGATTAAGTCGCCTGCTGCGATTCTATCGCATATTGCGTCGGCGAGAGCTTCTGTGTAATCGCTTTTACGACCTGGTTCCATTTATT